CAGCTACCCAATAGTCTCCAATAATAATGATACCTAATAAAGTTAAAACACCAGTTGTGATTAATAAAACTACAATGTCTTTAAAATTTTTAATCATTATTTTTTCTTTGTAAAAGTTTTAACATTCTTTGGTTTAGGTCCAGTATTACCTGCAGCTCTTTTTCTTTTTACTGCAGAGGCTTTTTGTGATGAAGACATGGATCTTGCTTTTGCAAGTGGAACACATTTTGGATATGCTCTTTTAGAACCTTTGCTTCTTCCACATGGTTGATACTTGCCATTCTTTTTTGGCGCACCAATATCCACCCATTTTTCAGCAACCCATTTTCTTAATCCACCTTGAGCCATTATTTTTTCTTTTTCTTTTTTCCGCCTGGTTTTATTTTACCAGAGCAAACTGCTGATCCATACATATTAGCATATGCAGATGGATACACTTTAAATTTTCTTTTAGCCGCAGCTTTTCCTTTTGCACAAAGTTTTGCCATTACTTTTTCTTTTTAGGTTTTTTAACTCTTCCACCTTTAGCCATAAATCCCATTTTGTTTCTGACTTTAGTTGGTAGTTTACCTAAAGATTTTTTCTTTTCTTTTGGAACTGGTTTTAACATTACTTTTTTCCTCCTAAGTGTTTTAATTCCGTAGCTTTAATTCCATAGACAGCTCCAACGACAGCTACCCATAAAGAAATTATCCACCACGGCATTGTTTGTAATTTTTCAAAATATAGATCTAATTTTTGACCAATCTCTTCATCTTCTGCAAACACAGAATATGCGAGCAAAAACAGAGGGCTTGAGAGAATTAATAAAATAAATTCGTCCTTCCAATCCCCTTTTTGATTTTGAGCAATCTGTCCTGAATACTCTATCTCTCCCCGTTTCATTTTTTCAGCATGGACTATTCCAGCTTCTGACATTATAATTTCAGATTTTTTCTTATTCTTATAAATCTCAGCGCCAGTTTTTAAAGCTGTACCGATTAAACTCCACGGAAACATAAAATTAATACCAGGTAGCCGTACTTCTTTTCTCAGCTAACATTCTTTTTTGACCTCTAACTTTATCAGTCATAGTTTCGCCAGCTTTTGGTGTAGGTATTACTTCGCCACCAGTTGGATATCCATCGGATACTTTTCCACCTTTTGGCATAGGTACCTTTTTTTCTAATTTATCGAACTTGTTCATTTTTTTCTCCTATTTTTACTCTTACCAGCTTCGGAAAGAGCAATTGCTATTGCTTGTTTTCTACTTTTAACAGGTTTTTTAGATTTTCCAATAGGTAGTTTACCTTTTTTAAACTCTCTCATTACCTTTTTTATCTTTTTTTCAGCTTTATTCATTACATTCCACCTCTATTTTTAAGTTCATGCTGTAAAACTGTTTTTGTTAATGAAGTATCTGCTCTTAATTCAGCTAAATCTTCATTTTGATCTAATTTTTGTTGATCTGTCATTTGATTCATCATCGCTTTCATCTTATCAACGTTGATTCTCTCTTCATCAACCTTTTTTCTTCTAGAATTTTCTTGTGCTCTGATGTCAAGCTCTCTAGATTTTAATCTAGCGATAGGATCATTACCAAAATCACCATTAATTTTCTTTTCTTCTTGAATAAATTCATCCATCATCTCAGCAATCAATACTGCTTTTCTAGATTCAATCTTCATATTCAATTGCATAACCATTTGTTGCATTTGTGGGTTCTGCATTGCTTGTGGATTTTGTTGCATAGCTTGTAATTGCATAATCTCTTTTGAAAATTCCATTTCAACTTGTTCTAAAGCCATCAAAGAAATATGTTCAAAGATATTTTTTTGTAAAGAACCATTAATTACAGGATTATTTTTTGCAATGTTAGTAGACATAAAATGTAAATGAGCTGTGATGTGAGCTCTATGGTCTTGTCCTTTAAATGCTTGGAATGGAATACCACTTAATGAATCAATATGTTCTAAAGATGGATCTTTAGGCATAGGTTGAGGTGGTTTCTTTAAAATCAAATCAATATTTTTAACTCCTAATGCTTCATACATATTTCTATATGCAGCATATAAATTATGAATTTGTGGATTTGATTGAGCAAGTTGTAATTCAGTTTGAGCCAAACTAATTCTTTGAGTTTGAGAAAATATATTTGGATCTGCTACAGGTAGAATATCTACCTTGTCATCAAAGTCAGTTTGTTTAATTACTCTTTGTCCACCTACAACATCATATGGATATTCTTGAGGTAGGTATAATTTAAATACTCGTGATAATAATTTGAATTCATTTTTAAGTGATACATATAATCTTTTATGAATTGCAGACATTGTTCTGCTTCCACGTTCAAGCAATGCAACTGTCGTCCCCACTGCAGCTTGTTGATTACCCTCACCTACTTGCATGTCAGCTATAGATGCAAAACGCTGACCAGCTTGTACAACGACACCCATAAGTTGAAGAAGTGTTGCACTTGGCTCTTTGAATGGAAGAGTCATAAAAGCGTCTCTTATGTTTCCACCAGGAGCATCTACATCCCTGAATTCACCAGGTTGTATAGATTGTGCATCATCTCTAATTCTAATTCCTCTTTGCTTAAATCCAGCAGGTAAATTTGATAATGTCCCAGCATCCAATAATGATCTTAATGCTGATGTTGCAGTTCTAGATAATCCACCAATCATATGGATTAAACCAAATCCATAAAATCCTAAACCAGGTAAAAATTTAAAGTGTACAAAATAGGAAATCTTTTTTCTTAACTTATCTCCTATTTCATAGTTTCTTCTTATAGATAATATTTCTCGAGAGTTTTCTTCGATCGTTACAATATAAGGTAATTTAATACCAGTCATTTCCCCATCGGGTCCTCGATCTTCAAAACCTTCGATGTCTAGGTTAACATGGCATTCAAGTAATGTGAAGACATCTTCTTGTCTTCCTGATTTTTTTACACCTTCTAATTCATTTTCTTTTTTGTCTACATCAGACTCATTGTCATAACCAGGAGTTAAATCTATATCTCTATAAAATCCTGCGACTTGTTGTTTTCTTAATTCGTTTCCTGAAGTTTTAATTCTATGAATAATTGATTCAGCATCACTTAATGATGTTGCTGTATATGGAACGATTAAATCATCTGCAGGTACAAACTTTGATACAGCTCTTCCTAATAATTCATCGTAGTAAACTTTTTTAAATGCAGAACCTGATAGTGGTAAATAAAATAACATTTGATCAAACTCAGTTTCGTATTCTGGCATTTGATCCATTAACTGATAATTCATAAATTCTTTAACACGTTCCGCTTGTGTAGTTTTATCTGGAGTAGGTGTTCCAATAACTTGAGTTCTCACAGGTCCTTGAGCCGGGAGCAATTCTTTATAAGCCAATGCTTGGAATTGAGTAACCGCTTCTGCTAGAACAGGATGGGTCGCACCAGATGCGCCTTGGAATGGTTCTGATTTTTGTTCGTACTTGAATCCTAATAAATCTAAACCTTTAACATAAGCTTGTTCCCAATCTTGTCTTGAAGATTTGTAGTCTTGATAATTTGAAAATAATTCTGAACCAAGAGGTGCGAGAACTTCCTCTGGTAGTAATTCAGCCAAGTTGTCATAGTGGTTTTCCGATTGAGCCTGATTCATGGCTCCTGGTTCAAAATTAATTTCTACACCACCATCTTCCATAGGTGTGATTTCAGTCTCACCTACATTAGGTAATTCTTCTTGTAACTCAATATTCTCTTCGGCCGCTGCTTCAGGACCTTCTATTTCAATTTCTTTTCTAACTTCGTTTGGAAGTGCTTTGTCGATTTCTGCCATTAATTTTCTCCAGTTTTACATCTTTAACAGTATTATACTCAATATTCAAGCCTTCAGATTGTGGACCTGATTTTGGTGGTACAGTTGTTGTAAGTTTTTTATACTTACTTGGGTGTTTAAATACAAATGTCATTTACCAGTAATAACTTCTTTTTTTTCGTGGAAGTAACTCATCTCTATAGTCTTCTGGATGAATAATCAACCCCCCTTGTCTAAATCTCATTAAAGCTTGTGTTGTACTATCTACAAGATCGTCATGATCTCCATATGGAAAAGATGCACATTCTTCAATAACCTCTTGTGCAAACTCTCTTTCTTTTGGAGCCCAAACCATACC